GGTGTCCTCGACGGTCGCGCGAGGCCGGTCGTGCAGGTCGTAGGCACCATAGTAGCACTGCACACGAGCGCACGACCGTGTGTACAGCGGCGGGTGGTCGGCCAGGCGCACCCGTGTGCCCTGTGGCGACCTCAGGTAGATCGACGAGCCGGTGACGGCCTCGACCGTAAAGCCATGTTTTTCCACCAGCATCTCGCCTGCCTCAGCCAGATGCTCGGCCCATTCACGTGGGCCGCGCACATTGATCCAGATACGCGGGTGCCTCGCGCGGTAGTCCGCCCACCAGCGATTCGCCGCCTCTCTGGCGGCCTCTTGCTCGGCGAGCCACGCCCGCCGAGCCGCCCAGCCTGTCGTTTTCATCGCTCGCTCCTCCCCACAACCAACGCCCTCAATATACTATATCGGCCGCCGCGTGTCAAGGCCTTGAAAAAAATTTTCGCGGCGGAGTAATGGCCCACTTGGGGGGGCTACTCGACCCGCTGGATGAGCACGACCGAGTAGTAGGGGGGCTCGACAGGCACCTCAGCGTGAGTAATCGCCTGGTGGTCGAGCGCTGGGTGCGAAAGGTCCGTGTACTGCGAGTCGAAAGAGTGAGATGACGATCCGCCTGCGTCGAGAATGAATTCGTATGCCGGCGCGTCGTTGTCGGGCTTGAACCGCAGCAGGTAACCGTCGTGGTTCTCGATCGTGATCATATGCGACTGCGGCGCGTACATGCCAGCATTGTGCGTTGGGGTAATCACCCCAGCCCCGCCGACGTTGCCCGCCACGTTGCCGACGCGCAGATAGCGGTCGGTAACATCCGCGATGACCTGCCAACCCTGCGGCACGTTGTTCGCATTATCGACCATCCTAATCGTGCCGATGGGGTCATCATACAGATCGCCGCCGACCGCATCCCATCCACTATCGGCACGCTTGACCGCAAAGATAGACGTGCCCGCGAAGATCGCAGTGTGCCGTGAAGAGCACGGCCGCACGTGCACCGTCACGGTCTCGCCCGCGATGGTCGCCTCGACTTGCACCGGGCCCGGGCCGTTTCCACCAATCGGCTTGCCGGTCGCCGTCGCCCAAGCGAACTCGCCTTGCGATGGCGTGTTCGCACCACGCAGAACGACGCATACCCAATCGCCTTGACGCTGAACCGTATCTCTGAACAGCAGCAAGAAATCATCCCGCTGTGCCGCAGGACCAAGACAATATGCAGTCGTCGGCAGATCATCAGCGCCGTTGCGCGGACCGAACAACTGCACACCACGCAGCGGCACCTCACGGTTGGCGGCCATATCGCCATCGGCATATGCGACGCCGTAGTGCGCTCGATCCTGCACGCCGGTGACGATGAATTGGCTGGTGCCATCGGTGCGCCGCTCAAGAGTGATCGTCGCCAGGTCGCCATCGCGGGCCGTCGCCAGGAAGTTGCCGGGATCGTGGTGCGGAACGCGCGCGTCGGCCTCGCGGCCGTAATCCCAGTCAACCCATCGCAGCGTTCGTTGCCCCCCTTCGACCACGACACGCGCTACGCCGGTCGCGGTAGCCTGCTCGCCGAGGCACACCAACGCCCACGCATTGCGTCGCGGGTATTCGCCGCTGCCCTGGTCGAGCAGCGACCAGACAGCCACGCGGCCGGTCTGGCTGAGTCGCAACACCATCGATTCGCCAACGGGCTCAGCGCAGCCCCACAGTGCATCTGCTGCTCTGGAGATTTCCACCTTCGCAACGGCCAGGCCGTGAATCACGACGCGGCCAGTCCGCCCCGGCTCGATGCGCTCGAGTGCGATGCCCACGCATCCGAGTGCGCCAGAGGTCGGCCGCTCGATCGACACGCCGCGAAGTTCGGATTGCTCGGCAGGTGTCGATCCGCTACGCAAGCCGACCACCGATACGGTCTCGCCGAACTCGATGGGGTCGGTGCCGGTGCCAGACGTATTGACGGCCCAAATGACGCCGTGCCGCTCCCGTTGGATCACGTCGCCCGGCAACGCGCCCAGCGAGTTGACACGATGAACGACGTCGGCAATCGCATTCCAGTCGCGCGCTTTGATCGCGAACCGGTCGCCGGGATGTTTGTATTCCATTGCAACGGCTCGATGGGGTGAAAACACTACGACGGGAACAACAGCGAGAAGTCGCTGCTCTCGTAGATTTGGTTGACGTGCGCCCCTCGCAACACGAGCTTTTTCACTCCGCTGGCGACATCAGGGCGATACTCGAACCAGATGTACTCCCAGCCCTTTTTCGGCACCTGCACTTGTTGCCCGTCGATCGTGAGGTTCAGGGTCACATTGGGTTCGCGTGCAAACTCCCATTCCAACTCCCACGATTCCAGCGTGGTGCGATGGCCCTGCAATCCGAGAAACAGCACCTCGCCGGCAGGGAACCCACGAAACGTAGCGTTGTTGGTTGTGGCGATTTGGTCGGCTCGCGCCTTGACCCATCCTTCGGTGATCAGCGACGCATCGACACGTCTCTTCTCGCTGAACTTCATCGTCGGTACGAAGTAATCGACGCCGTGCGGTTTGCCGTTTTCGTCCACGCCGATCTGGTGCCCATAATCGGTGTAGGCGCCATATCGTCGCGTGTCGATCGCCAACTCACGATGAGCCGTCGCGGTCGAAACCGAGAACGACCACTCGCGAAGCAGTTCGCTGCCGGCACCACCGTCGCCTGGCTCGCCCTGCCAGCGGATGCGCGGTGCGGGCTGGTATTCCACGCGCGCCCGCCAGATGTCTTGCCCAAGCGGCTCGATACGGATGGTGCCGCGAACGAAATCGAGCCACGTCGTCGGCGATGCCGCTTTGACCGCATCGTAGGCTGCTTGCGGGTCTTCGGTTCCGCGCACGATCCATACTCGCTCGCCGTCGGCACGCTGTCCGCCGGAGAGTGATTGCGATTCGATGTGTTCGATCACCTGAATTGTCATTCGAACACCACGCCTTCGCCGCCTTCAACGGCGTCTCGGATATCCTCCAACAACTCGTTGCCGCGCTCGATTGCCGCCACGATTGGGCGTTCGCGCTGCTGCGCCATCGCCGCGGCGGCACGGGCCGAGAAAGTGCCGAGCACCTCGGCGGCACCCGCCCCGCCCGCCATTGCCAGCTTGGCGAAGTTCAGTCGCAATGTCGGTTTGTTCGGCTGTGGCTCCTCGGCCTGCTGCTCCTTGGGCGCAGGCGCAGTCAGTCGATCAAGCTGTCTCTGCAATTCGCGCTCCCGCGAACGATCGATGCGGCGATGCAACTCGCGACGTTGATCTTCTTCAAGCGCCTTGGCCTGCTGCTCATATGCCCGCTGGGCCGCGCCGCCATCACCGGTAATATCGCCCCACACGAGCGAAGGAAACGTCGTCAAGTCAAGGACAGCGTTTGCGACGGCGTGCTTGACCGACAGCCAGACAGCCATCATGCTCTCCTTGGCGACGTTCTTGATTCGCTCGAACGCCAAGGCGGCCGCGGTTGAAAAAATGTCCCACGCCTTGGCGAAGTCGCCACTGAGCAGCGCCTTGAAGACGCCGCCAAACACTTGTTGCAGATCGAGCAACCGCGAAGTGACTAGGGTGATCACACTAGCGGCAATAACGAAGCCGCCTACCCAAGGATTGAGCACCACCGGCAACATCGTGGCCAACGCGGACAGCGTTGTTCCGACGCCGCTCAGAGCCATGCCGATCCCTTTGATCACCAGCCCGGCGGCGGTCAACGAGGCGAACGTAACAACGAGACGGCCAACCCACGCGCCATTTTGCCTCAGCCACTCGCGCATGTCGCGCAGATGCGCGAGCAACACATCCATGTTTTCGACGAGCCGCCGGAACCCCTGATAGCCGATTTCCGCCATTGTGCGTTTGGTGGACGACCAGAGTTCAGCGATGCGGTCGCTGAACAGCTCGGCGTTTCGCGCGTCTTCCACCGACCACTTCGCACCCGCAAGGTCGGCTCGTGCCATGCCGCCGCGTATGTCCGTTTGCCACAGTGGAAGCAACGCCAGGCCGGCGCGACCGAATATCCGCATCGTCGCCGCTGCTCTGGCTCCTTGATCATCAATCGCGGACATCGCATCAGCAATCGCCAGGAACTGCTCCTCAGGCGACATCTGCTCGAAGCCCTCGATCACCAGCCCCATCTCGGCCATGTGCTTGGCCAGCGTGCCAGAACCGGCATCGCGTTGCATCTTGAAGAGCGCTGCGCTCAGTGCGCTCAACGACACATCGGCTCTCTGCGCCACGTAGGCGATCTGTGAGAATGGCTCCACCGCCATTCCTGCACGCTTCGCGGCTTTTGCGATTGGGTCGCCCATCGAGGCGAACAGCTTCGCGCCACCTGCCATGCTGCCGAGCACACTGCCAAATACGGAGACCATTCGTGTGCCCGCAGCCTGAACGCTCGCACCCCAAGCCTTGAGCTTGCTGGCGGCGGTCTTCAGCCCGCGGCGCAGCGGCGAATCGTCTGCGCCGATTTCGACGTGCGCTTTTCCTGCTCGTATGGAGCCTGGCGTAGGCATTAGGTGCCTCCGATCAGTGCGACCAACCCGCTGGCGTCAATTGCCGGCGGCTCCAACATGGGGTGCATTTCTTCGATTTGCACGGGCGACGATTTCGGATCGCGCAGCATGTTGACCACGGTGCTCATTACCGCGGCTGTGTGCCACCACTGCTCTTCGCGTCGGCCGTGCACCATGTCGAGCAGCGCGCGCAGCGTCAAGTTGCTTGCGGTGGGATCGATGCCGACGATGCCGCAGCAGCGATACACTGCTCGCCAAGGGTCGGTAGCGTCTCGATCATTTCGTCGGTCAGCTTCGCGACCACCCTCTGCATCTCGGCGAAGATCGCTTTCGCCGCCTTCGCCTTCAGCGGCGGGAAAAAATCAGCCAGTGCCTCTTCGAGTGCTTGCCGCGCCCGATCGATCGTCTCGCCCGTGATACTGTCGAGGAAGTCTTCTCGACTGACGCCGCGCTCGCGGGCCTGCGAATGACACAACCCCCACAGCGTGCGGCCGAGCACGAGCGGGTCGCTGAGCACTTGCGGCCATAGCGTCTCGATGGCCAAGACATCGATGGACTCTTCGCGGCGAAGGAACTCTGCCCGCGATAGCGTGACTCGCACGCGCCACTCACGATCAGCCGAATCGATGAACGTGCTCATGTGGTGCTCGCTGCCAATGACGGTTTGGCTTCGATTTCTGCGGTAACTTCGCCGTTGAGCGGCTGGCTGATCGTGAACTTCGGGATGCACCAAACGCCAGCGTAGGCGAGAGTCGGATCGCTGATCGTCAACGTGACCGTCGTGCCATTCTCGAATGCGGCGTACAGCGCAGTGAGCGCCGCATCATCCGGCGAGTATCGACACGTCATGGCGAGGGTGAGCTCGCGCTGCCCGAGAGCCGTGCGCTTGTACGCGCCATCGCCGCGCGTGGTGATGTCGATTTCCTCGGCCGTGGCGGTGACGGTGGCATCCTTCACCAACGATAGTGTGTTTGCACCAACGGCAATGGTACACTCGCGTCCAAGTTTGTAATTCGTCGGCATAAAGCACCTCCAATGAATAGCGGCTGTGCCGCAACAAAGTTAGATGATCCTGACTCACTTCACGGCGTCCCGCCAGAAACCGGCAAGCACAGGCAAGCACGCTTGCAGCGCCGGTCGCATGTATGGTCGTGGCGCGATGACTGCGGTGTGCCGCGATTCCATGCTGCTACTGAAGCCCAGTTCTCCCCACAATCGCTCGGCCCGATCGACCTGCGCTTGTGTCCGCAGGGGAAAGACGAAGTACGCAAACACCTGCCGCCCGTCCGGCGTGAACACCAGTCGTCGCGATGCGTGGTGCGGGCCGCCCAGCAAACGAATCGGGCCACCGCCGCCGATGTACGGCTGTTGGTATCGCTTGACCTTGTAGCCCATGTGTCATCTCGCTCGCGAAAAACCTGGGAGCCGCACGGTGCCGCCGTGCTCCAGAATGCCTGGAACCGCGAGTGAGTTGTACGCCATTGGACCGACCACGACAGTGTCGGTGTCCGTGTCATACGCAAAAAACATCATCCGCTTGAGGTCGCCGCGGTGAGCGTGCGGTGGTTGGCCTGGAGGCGATGGTCCTTTGCGTCGCCGCATACTGGACCGCGCAACCTTGCGCACGAGTGCGCCTTGTCGCGATAGTACGCGACGACGTGCTCGATCAACTCGCCGTGTAACAGCAGGCGAGTCGAAGAACAACTGCTTGATTTTCAGCTTGGGCAACAGCGCAGTCATGTGGTGGTCAGCCGCCGATGTAATAGTGATCGCACTCCCAGGTAGTCGGCACGGTTGCAACTGCGATGCGTTGCTCTCGCACCAGCAGATCGTGTTCCACGCGCTCGACCTCAACAATTCGCCACACGCCGTCCGACACTACTCTTGGCGGCGTACCGTCCATTGACGCCTGCCCCTTGAGCCACGCGACAATCGCCTCTGCGGCTTCCACGGTGGTTTCAATGTCGCTGTGCGAGTCCCCCGGCGTCGCCATCACAAACATTATGCGACACGTCATGCGGTCCACTCGCCTCGCCGCCCACTCGACCTCGAATCCATCAGGCACGATCAACAGCGTCGGCGTGGTGAGCGACTCCACCGCGACGGCCGGCGTCCATGTCGCTTGCACCGCACAGCCCGCCGGCAGATTCGCACGCAATTCAGCGTCGTTTGCAATCGCGCTCGCAAGCGAGTACTGCACGGACATCGCAGCGCCTCAAAACAGCAGGTGGATATTGGTAGCCGTGGTGCCGGTCGCCTTGATCTTCGACGGAAACACCAGGCCGTAGTAGGTGTTGGCGGCCAACGGAAGAATATCCTCGCTGCCGTTGGAATACACGATCGCCACGTTGCCGGCCGTGCCAACCATGACCCCGCGCACACCGGACGGAAGCGGTGTCACATCGCTGGGAGTCCACGGGGCAGACCACAGCGGCGAATCGGAGAGAGTGCGATAGACTACTGACATGATGCAGGCTCCTACATGCCGAGCCGCATGCCCATGCGCAAGCCGCACGAAAGCGGCGTGACTGGCTCGACGAAATATCGCGGAACGAAGTAATTGGTGTAGATGTTTTGAATCGCCTCGACGCTCAGAAAGTCGTTGAAGGCCATTACGTCGGCGATGTGGCCGACCCATTTTTGCCCGCCGAGATAGCTTTCGGCCCCGATCGCCAGCGACCAATTGCCCGTCAGCAGTCGAGGCAGCCAGAATCCCGCATACACGCCGTTATTGCGATAGCCGTAAGCTCCTTCGGGGTTGGGCGTGCTGATTGTAACGTCCGCTGGACCGGACCCCTCGCCGTAATAGGTGTAGTCGCCGAGAGCGCCTGAGAGGTTGTACCACGTGCCCGCGTAAGCGCCGCCATAGATGTCGCAGGTCCATCGATAGTCATCGTTGTCCCAATAGTACCATGTAACGCTGATCTGGCCGACGTATCCGTCGTTCGGCAGCGCGTACCACTGCGGTTTGCCATTCACGATGCCACCGAAAGGCAGGTCGTATGTCAAGCTGCCAACCAAGGCACGCAATACTGGCGGCGTGTAGCCTTCGCCCACGGCCGACGCCAGGAACTGTCGCACCGCCACAACCGTCCAGTTGGATGTGTTGCCGCCCAGGTTGACGAGAGTGTAGTCTGTCTTGGCGTAATAGGCCCACAAAGTGCCGTTAGCAAATAGCGCATACGGGGTAGCAAACCCCCACACGCGCCGCGTCCACAACGACGTGTTGCCGGACCTCGCCAGAGCGATGACGGTCTGCGCGCCTTGCGACGCAAGCATGTCGCTCGCCACCATCCATTGGTTCGTGCCGTCGAACGACCACGCCCAATCGTAGATGCCGGTCGGGCGATAGACCTTCGTCGGGTGCGCTGCCAGCACCGTCTGCGTGGCATGACGCCCGTTGCCAGACAGATCGGTGGCGACGAACGTATTGCCCTGCGCGCCGCTGTCTGCCGCGCGCCACCAGCCTGCCGGGTTGTATTGCGTTACGATGCTGGACATTTACCCGCCCTGTCGCTTCTGGCAATGCGACACCATGTCTCGAACTGCCGTCGCCAATTCGTTTGCTGCTTTCGTGTGCGCGTCGAGGATGCGCGTCAGTTCGGTACGAAACTCCTCGCGTGCCGCCTTGGCTTCGGCAAGCGCCGCCTTCAAGCCCTCGTCGTATTTCTCAGCCAAGGTCGGCAGCGTGCGCGTGATCGTGTACCATGCGAACCAGACCACGAAGCCCATGCCTCCAAGCTGGGAGGCGAGTTGCAACGGCAGATCGGCCATCGAGCCGCCTGCGTCAACGGCCAACGGCACCGCCGTTATTGACGCGCCGACCATCCATGCAAACACGAGTTTCATTACTCATCCTTCGGCAGCTTGAGTCGCAGTTGGATTTCAGGGCCAATTGGTGCTTTCACCCCAACAACGATTTCGCCAGCTTCCATCCAACCTTGCACGATTCGATCAACGCGAATCGCGGTGGCAGTGAGCCAGGCCACAAGGTTGTCGATCTGGCTACCGTCCGGCAAGCCCTTATCGAGGTGGTAGGCTACGGTCTGGTTGATTCGGTCGCCGATCATCGCGTCATTCTCCGCGTTGAGGAAAATCGTCCTCCGCAAGCGAACAACTGCGCACACCGTAGGCTTCATCGGGAATACCGCGTGCGCCCCACAGAACAATCGGGTCTTTCTCGCCATGCGAGTTGCGAATGATCCAGCCGACTTGCCTGCGGCTTACATCCCACTTCATACCGACGCATTCGACCGCGTGCCCCCACCAATTGTACGCAACGTAAAGCGGGCAGCCGGTGCGCAACACTGCAAGACAATGCCCGATCGTCGTATCGCCTCGTCCACCCGGAATGTCCCACCACTCAAGCGGGCGATAGTTGGCGGCTGCTTCTTCCCATCCCGGCTTGAAGCGACTCGGCGAAATCGAGTAGCCAGCGGTGTAGGATGCGGGCGCGATGCCTTTTTCGCGTGCTCCGCGAATCGTTTCGTCGAGGTAGTTGCCGCTGTTGTGCCATCGCACCAGGCCGCCAAGCGAAGTCGGGCCAAGCATAACATGCGGCTTGCCCTCGACAAGTCGCCGATCCATCGTCGCGGCGGCCAGGCTGTATGCCCAGCAGTAATTCAGGCCGTCCTGCGACCAACCGCTGGCCCACCCATTCGCAAGCTGATGATGCACCGGAAACGATTGCGTGGTGTCGCACGCGGCGATGACATCAGGCCAATCCGCCTTGGCGATCACCATATCGACGTAATCGCCGACTGGGATCAGGCCGTATTCCGTCGCCTCGCCGTAGGCTGTGCGGCGCGGCAGGAATCCCGGCTTACCGAATGGTGTAGTCGGTGGCGGCGTATTGTCAAAATACTCGATCATCGCAGCGACTCCAATAGCGCATCAATGGACTGCGGCAGCGGTTTGCTCACCGGTGTACCGCCTTGCCGAGGGGCAACCACGATGATCGGGCCGCGTTTGGCTTCGCTCGTAAACTGCGCGATCCACGTCGGCAGCTTGCCCTTGCTGGTACCCTGTTGGTCGGGATCAAACACCCCGACGAACAGGTGCCCGGCATCCGTGATTCGCTTGCGGGCCGTCAGGCTAGCGACAATAGCCCGCTGCGCATCCGACAGGTCGTCCAGCCGATCGCTCTCGATCAGAATCGCCACCTGCTTCGGCGTGTGTGGGCCGGGCGGCGTCGGCCCCGGCGTAGGGTCCGGTGTCGGCTCACTGGTCGAGATCGTTACCGCCGAAGCGAAGAGTCTGCCGTCGGCGGATGCTCGCGCTGCCGCCAAAGACCATTTGCCGGGCTTGGTCGGCCGCACAACCATTACCGGCCGCCATTGCCCGTCAATCGCCTGGACTACCAGGCGAACGCGCAGGCCATCCGATGGATACTGCGACCACCAAATGCCAAGTGCCTCATCGGCCGTACAAGCAATCGGCAGGTCGCCCTCGTCACCAACGGCAACGGTGCATTCGGTTGCGGTAACGAGTGGTTCGACCTTCGCGCCGCTCGCGCGGACCACAGGTGCCGCTGCGACGGCCACTGTGTGTGTCTCGGACTGCCACGCAATAGTGCATGCGCCAAGCGCGATCAACGCCAGCGCGGCAAGCGCTGTACTGGTTGCGATGCGGGCGATGCACAGCGTACGCTGAACAATCTCTTGCATGGTGTTATTACCCCAGCGCGATTGTTGGCCTAAAACAGCGCGATCAATGACATGATAATCTCGATGATCTTCGGCAAGTTGGCGACAAGCCAATCCAGGAGCTTGGCCCAGTCGATCTTGCCGACCAGTTCGCCGGCAGCGGCCGAGGCCAGCACGCCAGCGGGCAATGCGGTCGCCAACAGCGCCGGATCAGCGCCCTGCAATTCAGCCACAGCCTGCTCCTCGACGAGATCATCGAGGCGCACCACCTCGCCGTCGATGCGACGACGGGGCCAAAGGATCACTTGCCGCAAGACGCGGCGGTCTTCCGGCGACGCGCCGGCCTGGTTGGCGGCGCGTAGCAAAGCAAAGCGAAACAACATGTCAGACCTTCCTTTCCAATTGCTCTCGTGCAGACAACTCTCGCTTGCGCGTCGCGTGCAGCCGATTGCCACGACAATACGGACACGCACCATGCGGGCGACATGTACGATCAGCCCGCCCGCTACCATAGCACGGCTTCCGATGCTCCTTGCCGTGCGCGATTGCCCGGTCCAGCATTACGCTCTCCGTCTGAATCAAGTAGGCACTCGTTTTGTGCTGACGCGCCACGCGACACCCAGAGGGTCGCTTGGTCGCACGCCGGGAGTGCCCGAAGTATGCAACACCTGATACCATGTGCCATCGCTCCGCTGAATGCGATCCCCAGCAGTAGGCACGAACGGCAGGTCCGTGGTGGCGATGATGAAATCCGCATCGGTATGCGAGACCGCCAGAGCACCGTTTGCATCGGTGGTGGCGGTCCCGCTTCGTCCGATGATTGCCGTGATAGTGTAGGATGCGACTCCGCGGCGGTACACGATCTGCTCGCCAGCATATTGTTGCAGCTGCGCAATCAGATGCAGTAATCCGGCGCGGAGCATCACGCACCTCACGGGGTCAGCAGCACCTGCACGGTGGTATCGTTGGCGGCCGCCGCGGTGACCACCTTGCCGACCAGCTTGTTTGCACCACCACCGTCGCTGGTAACGACGATCTTATTCGTCGCATCCCAATAGACCTTCGCGCCGGCACTAATAGCACCAGAGCCTTTGGGGAAAGTGAACGCGCCGCGCACCGTAATGGTACCCGTAGTACCTGCGGCGATCGGTGCAGTCGCCACGCCGACCAAATCGCCTTGCACGACAACATCGCCAGCGGCAACCGCCGCCGTGGGAGTGTAGGGGATGCGATCCCCTGCGTAAACATACGTCGCCATGCTATTTGTCTCCTGTTTGGGGTATTCGCACTATCTCACGTCGAGCCCTTGCTCTTCACGCCGCCGCGATGATCTTGCAGCGCCACGCCGAAGTCATGGTAGCCGCGCAGCTGGATGCCCAGGACCGAGAAGTCCGCGTCGGCCGTTTCGATGGTCGGGCTCTCCTGGCCGTTGAGGAACGCGACCTCGATCACCGGCAGGTCGTTCGGATCGGCCAGCAAGTACCAGGCCGTATTCGACGCGCCGGGCAGCGACGGGGTGCCGAGATACCGACTGACCTCCACGCGGAACTTGCCCTGGTGCGGATTGGCCACCGGGTACTTCGTGCCAGCCGTCGTGTCGCGCAACTCCATCGACTTGAAGAGTTGCGAGCCGATGGCCGACAGCGCCGTGGGCACCAGCAGAATCGCGGGATCGATGCCGGTCGGATTCCCATCGGCGTCCTTGATTTGCGCGAACATCGTCTCGGCAGTCGTGAGCGAGTCGATGCCCAGCGCGGAAGCCGCGCCCTCGAAGTAGTTGCCGCGTGCCGTTGTGAAGAACGATGCGTTGTTCAAGAAGGTCGTCCAAAACACGCTGTTGAGTTTTCTTGCAGCACCCGCACCCAGCTTGCGGGGTACTGAGGTGATCGCACCAAGGTCATCATTGATGATGTCTTGGCGGTCGATGGTGAGCATCAGGCCGTAGGTGTTAGCCTTGTTCGTGTAGGTCTCTTCGCCGAGCGTCCCGTGTTGCAGTTCGCCACCTGGCGGAACCAACTCGTACTGGTCTTTACCGGTCAGGCGGTAACTGGTCACCGTCTTGAAGTCGCCGACGTTCCGCACCGCGCAGATATTCCGCCAGGTCCGCTCGACAGAGACGAACCCGTCGAGGAGGAACTTGTTAACGACGTTCGAGAGGATGCCACCGATGTCGATGTTCGAGAACCCAGCCGCCTCGATGCGCGGTTGGAACGCATACCGCATCACCTCGCGAGTATCGCGGTAGCCGGGGCCCGTGTATCCATTCGCTCTCGCCGCCTCGACGATCAACTCACCAAGGCCGAGACCTCGACGCCAACGGCGTTGGGCGGCCTCGACCTCCTGCGGGGTGTAGTCGATCGTATCGGCCTGGGCCGCGATCATTACGGCGGTTTCCAGCACTCGCGCCGCATTCACCTGCGGTTGCGACGTGTGCACAGCCGGGGCTTGCGGACGCGAATCACGCATCGCAGCCAGCAGTTGCTGCTTGCGCTCTTCCCGCTCACGGGCTGCAATCTGCTCGCGGCATTTCGCTCCGTCCCAGTTCTCTTCGAGCGCTTTGGCCTCGATGTCGGGGTACCGCCCCCCAAACAGTTCTCGCAGTTCATCAACAGTCATACTCTTACCTCCAGTAATGGGAGTTGTGTTGGCAACCGTCGCATTCGCAACAGCCGACGCGGCTGCGACGGTTGCCGTTGTGTTCGCGTCCGCCGGCAATTCGACAAACGAAATCTCGATCAATTCGCCCTGCTGCACGATGTAGCACGGGCCGGTGATTTCCTTACCATTCACGTTGGCCTGCTGGCCTTGGTGCAATCGCACTACCTCGAGTGGCACCACGCCGACAGAAGCCTGCCACGGAAAGCCACGCTTGGCCGACTCCACGATTTCGCGGGCCTCTTGCGTGGCGCGTGAAATCAGACCCTCCGCATGCAGGGTCGAGCCCTCGACCCACACACGCTCGGCGTGCCCGACACCGGCCCAATGCGAGTGAGCATACTGGACGATCACTCGTTCCCATCGTAGTCCTCGCAGGTCGAACACCACAGGGTCGTCCCAGCCCCAGACTTCGATCGGACCGCCGGTGTAGGCGATCATCGAAAATCGCGGCACAGGCTTCGGATCGTTTGCCGCAGCCTCGATCCATGTTATACGGCTGGCCTCAATTCGCATCAGTTTGTGTTGCATATTCGTCCTCGTCGGTCGTGTCGGTTATTGGTGTGATCGCACCAGCAGTGTCTATCCCAAGTTCGCGCATCAACGCAAGCTCGCGGGCACGCTGCCGCAGTTCCTCTTCCCAGTCGCGGCCTTGTCGGGCGTACTCGTAGGCGAGTGTCGTGGTGTTGTTCGCCAGTCGCGTCGCCTGGGCATTTGCTTCCTTTGCCGGATCGACGTGCTCGAACCCGTCCCAGAACCATTGGTGCGGCACATCTTCGCCGACGACTCCCGGCAGCACTGTGAGCACAGCCTCATCGAGCCATGCGGAGAATATGCGGTCGAGCACAACCGTTTCGATCCGGTGTCTCCAGACGCGGATGGTCTGGTGATAGCCCTGATGATCGAGGCGGCCCGACGCGAAGTTATGGCCCGATGCGTCGCCAGCAGCGACGGCGTAAGACATGCATTCGCACCTCGCGATTTCCTTGAGTATCTGGCGATGGTAATCTGGGAAGGTCGTCGTTGGCTGCTCGGCGCGAAGCTGCTCCAGCTTGTAGCCCGCTGGTAATGTCACCATCGATCGCTTCTCGATTTCAAGCGACTCGAATGGTTCCGCCTCGCTCGCCTCACCATCGGCCGGCGCGTCGGTATAAAGCACCGCCGAAAAATCCGCTGCCGTCTCAGCGGCTGCCAGCGTGGCCAAGGTGTATCGGCGCAAGAGCGCGAACAGGGGCAGCGCGGCCGTCAGCCCAGGGATGCCTCGCACTTGCCCCGGGCGTTCCGGCACAAACAGGTGGATCATCGATGCAGCCGGCACTCGCTTCGCTGTGGTCACGGCAGCGTTGTCGCCAGGGTGGGCGTCAAGCACCAAGTACGCCGAGGGGTTGCCCCACCGATCGAACTCGATACCGTCAGTCGCGTTCGGCTGACTTTGCGGCGCAAGCCCGGGCGTCGCCACCTGGTCCGCCTCAAGGAGCTGGATGTCGAGTTTGACGGCATGCGGTACCATTGGGTTGTTTGTCAAGAGGGCGAATGCTTCGCCGTCTTGTGCCACAGCCATGCGCATCGTGCGCAGCTTTTCAGCTAGGTTTACCGCCTTCGCCCACCGTGCGAACTGCTGCTCGATCTCCCGCGCCAACTCATGCTGCACTTGCAAACGCGGTCCGGTGCCGATGCATCCGTTCGCCAATGTGGTGACGATGCCTCTGGCATAGCTGTTGTTGGCGACCTCGTACCGCGCTCGATTGCGCAGCACTCGCCGCACTTCGGGGCTGTTGGCTTGCCGTGCCGACAGCCCATCGGCGGCAGCCCAATGGCGGCGATTGTCTGGCGTGGTCTGTGCAGCATCATAGCGCGCACGGACAATCCGCGCACGTCGCGTTGCGTTGCGTGGGCCACCAAACAACCATGTTGCGATGCGGTTGAGAAGTCGCGGCATGTGCGCTTGATTGTAAGAGGAAATGCGACGCCGCCGCGCGAGGAGGAGGAAGGCGGGGGGACGCGGCGGGCGTCGCAAGGGTGGGTGGTTAGTCTGCGGTTCCGGGGGGGATGAGCTTATTGAATCGCAGCCCGCGCTTTTTCACGCGGGCCGCCTTCTTGCTTTCGATGTACCGGTCGGCTGCGATCTGGTCGGTGAGTTTGTGCTGCTCCACCGAACCGGCGTCGCTGGTGACCTTGGCCGGCCCCTGGGCATTCTGGCGGATTGCGTCGTCGAGTGGTTCAGTCATCGCTGTTCGTTCGTGGTGTGCTCCCCTCCTACCCTATTAATTCGTTTTTTCGCGGCAATCTGTTCGGCGATGCGAAGGTTTTTTCGGAAAAAGTTCTACCGGTAGCGGTCGGCTTTTTCAGACCACCCTTTCGACGGTCGTCACTCGGCGGCCGCAGTGGTGGCACTCGCGACGCCGAATGATCCGGCCACCAGGGGCGCGCCGAGTCGAGAGAACGTGAAATCTGGTGCAACCACAGCGGGGGCACACCAGCCCGGCCTGCGACGGCGTATTGGCCTGCTCATTGTTCTTCGGCTTTTCGTCGCTCATCGCGTTTGCTTCCTCCGTTGCAGTTCCGCAAAACTCACTCGCCGCCGCTCCGCCCGCGCTGGTGTCGCAGTCACACCTGGCACGCCAGCCCCCAACATCGATGCCGCCACGGCGCAGCCCACGAGACAATCGAGCCAGTGGTTGTCCGGGTGGTTGGCTCTCTGCTTCCATTCATCCACGGTGCGCCCGCGGCCCTCGGTACGCACCCGGTACTCGGCCGTGAGATGCTCGGCGAACAGTCGGTGTTGGTCCGGACGGTCGCCAAAGAGCGACAGGCAGCCGCGATCTCCCATCGGCATGGCCAGCCGGGCGTAGATGAACGACTTCCAGTAGTTCGTATCGAAAACCACATGGCGCACGGCACGCTTGCCCTGCACGGCCGGCATCCGCCAGTTGTGCCCCAGTCGGTCGCCCGGCTTGCGCCGGTAGTCATTGAGCGGCAGGCTCGACGCCCCCACAAACCGGCCGTGGCTGGGCATCACGATCCCGGCATGTGCCGACTGGCGACAGAACTGATAGACCACATCAGTCGACAGCCCCCAGTTGGCGTCGATCAGACACCGTTCGATCCGCATCATCGCCCCATCGTCGCGGCGCCACTCGCGCGCCAGATAGTCGGAAGTAAGCGATTCGAGGCCGGCGTAGATCGAGCCCTCGACGCCGGCTCCTTTGGCCACCTGGGCGAGTGTCGGTCGGGCATCGCGGAGCGTGAAATACGCTCTGTGCTGGTCGGGATACGTGCCATAGTCCAGCACGTAGCCGGTGAAGTCGTCCTCCCACGCGCAGACCACATAGAACAGCAGCGATTGCTGCACGTCGATGAACATCGTCAGGTGGTTGGCTCCGATCGGCACCTCACCGCGTCGCATGTGATTCAGCTTGGCGGCGATCTGGTCCGCCGAAAGCTCCTCATCTTGGGCCGACTCCTCCGGCAACGGCTCGTTCTGGTACTCGGCCCAGAAGGCCCGTTCGTCCTGGAGTTTCAAGTTCATCGCGTGCTGAATGGCCGACAACTCATCGTGGTTGTACCGCTCAGGCCAGGCGACCACGGCGCCTTCGTCCATCGCCTCGCGATGAGCCTGGTAGAACGCGGTGGCGTCGGCCAAGCCTCGCCCAGCCCGTAGCCCTTCGGCGCGAATCTCAGCGTAGCGGGCCCACAGCTTCTCGTTCGTGGGAAACGAGTAAACCATCCGCGTCCGCTCGCCATTCCATTCGGGATGCTTGTCGCGGTCGAGGATGTTGTCCGCCATGTCGCCGGGGCGGATCACGGTACATGGCATCACCCCGGCGATCTTCTTGCCCGGTCCGGCCAATCCCAAGACAGCGCCCGCCAAGATGCTCTCCCTCGCGGCGCACTGCGAGAGGCTGCGGGCACTCTCGTCGGTTTGCGGGTCGTCGATCACCACCAGCGACGGACGCACCGACCGCCCATCAGCCCGCTTGTACTTCATGCCACGGATGCGTCCGGTGATACCGGCGACCTTGATGATCGCCCCCGAGGCCTTCGACGTACCGTCGTCGCGGACGAACGGCCGCAACTCCTCGCGCTGGAGCCAGCCGTCGGGCTTGAGTGTCGGCAGCACCACTTCTCTTGCCGTCCAACCGATGTGCGTGCGCTCACCCATGTAAAGCTGTCCGGCACAGCGGTTGGCGATCCCCTCAAGGCGATGGATCGGATAGACCGCCTCAGGGAAGTCCTCCAGAAGCAGTTCGTTGCCGTCGAGTTCGGTTTTGATTGATTCAAGCATCTCGACAGCGTGGGCCTCGGACGCCCCGACGAGGCAGACGA